TTGAACTTGGATTTGGCCTTGGATTTGGCCTGTGACCATAGGGAGGGGTTGGTGGGAACATTGTCCCCCTTCACGATACCCCAAGCCTTGTCGAAAGCGTCACTCATACATATCATACTCCGTCCCACGACTAGATGTTCTCCATCTTTGACCTACCACGCCCGGTTTATCCCCCTCTTCGTCCATCATCACTTCTGCTGGCGGGAGTTTATTGAGGAATATATGTTTATCAGGATTCCCATAAGGATCCACCATGGCTGTATCAGGCCGAGTTCCTTGAGATGTTCTGTATATACGGGCCTTCGTATCTTCGACTGGCCATCCACTATTGAGCATCAGATCAACCGCTTTGCGCTCTGCGCTGTATGTACGACCAGTATCATCGAGCAATTGAATGAGTCTCACAAGAAAAGATTCATCACCTTCTTTCTCTTTAGTAAGACCTGCCTCCCAAATATGGTTCCATGACACATCATCGTTCTTCGCAACACCCCAAGCCTTGTCGAATGCTGACATTCATCACACCTCTTCTGCATGAAAACTTCCACATTTAGGACAAGCCCCATCTTCGGGATTAGCGCGTCCTCTATATTGATCTATATGAGCATCCCAAATATTTCCGCACTTCTTACACCTAAACAAATCTTCCTTCACAACACTCCAAGCCTTATCGAATGCTGACATTCATCACACCTCTGATCACGGTTCATAGGACATACGGTTCTCTCTCATCCATTGACCTTCGCATCCCTCTCCACAAAAGGAGTAAGTTCCTCGATCTCCATGCTTATTGTATAGGGTGATTTCTTCAATCCGCTTCCCCCCATCACCTTTCTTTCCACAATTTCGGCAACTCGCCCCATTGTTATCTTCTTTCACGACACTCCAAGCCTTGTCGAATGTTGACATCAACCGTCACTAGGTTGTCAATCCTTTATTGATACTTCTATCCTGCAACCTTCAATCTGGGCCTTGTTTTCTTCCAGACGCATTCGCACAGTGGGCACTCCCAAAGGAAGATCCTGTCACGGGAGCCAGAGTAGAATCCGTTTATCCTGATGGCGAGAACCCTGTTGTAGCACTTGGGACACACTTGGCTCACTTTGTCCTTGTACGGAGTCTTGGAGGGCATCACTCCTCCTCCATTGGACCTATCTCTATCCTATCGCTGGGCCTGTCGGTCCTGAACGGTATCTCGACCTTTCGCTGTGTCCTCTCGTCCCTGATCGTCAGGACCTCGTTGACCATGATGTGCTTGTATAGCCCTGCAAGCATCTCGACCTCACCACACAACTCCTTGATGGCTGTTCGCACCCAACCATTTCTCCAATTGGATATCATTGATAGGGGGCTTGAGAGATAGGAGAAGATGTGCCTAGTCTTTGAGAATGGGCCTTGTAGATATGCCAATTCCTGCAACTCTATCCTCCTTGGAAAGTCGCCATAATGAACCTCAGTTGCCTCTCCTACGATGTTTAGGACATCCTGATGCTTGATGTCAAGATAGTGTTCTCTCAGGAGGACAGGGCCATCGAACTTAGTCGAACCAAAACCAACCAACTTGATTCCTGCCACAGAGTCCAGCCATGACTGCAATTGATTCATCCTGTGCTGCTTGACTTCCATGCCCAGAACCTCCATTCGCTTAATTTGAACCTGATCGTCAAGGAAAACGACGAAGGTCCTTCCATCGAAAAATATCACAGCATCTATATTCACATCATGGAGCGACCTCCATCCATTCTTGAGGCCAGTCGGGTCCGTGGTTGTGAACACCTTGAACGTAGCCACGTTATTGGCGGTCATCCAGTCGTATAGCCCCTTATCCATGATCACACCTCAAAATACACAAAGACCAATCTTCCATCTTTGACTGTCTTGACTACCCCGCTCATTATCATCTCATCTATCCTCCTTCTAGCAGTCCTTTCAGCAATACCAGTCAGTTTGGAGTATATTTCTACGATCTGGCTTTTTCTAACGACCTCTCTGTTCACTCTGTTGTTGACCATCTTGTGGCATTTGCCCCACGCTTTCTTCCATTGCTTCATTGCACCCTCGGCATTCTTAGCCTGTTTGTATGACTCCTTCTCTTCTAACCAGATGAACAGGTTGTTCAGGTTGTCGAAGATGATCTCAGTCGCCATCATGACATGATCGCTAGTCAGTTTGGTCGATCCCATGGTGGCAGCGATTAAGTTGGTGAATATCAGCGTGTAATTCTCCACGTTCGGAAGGAACGACATGGCTGTCTCTCTTATGTTGTCATTCCTAACTTGTCGAACCAAGGCATAGTAATCATCAACCGCATTCAGCAATGCAGGGTAGAAGTTGGATGATACCTGAAACACATCATATCTGTGCTTTATCGCCAGCCTCTCTTTTTCGACATCACTAAGTTTTGAGTAGTCCTCCTCACTCATTCCTGCTGCTGTGAGAATCCTGCCACGGATGATGTCGCCAGTCTGCTTGATAGATTTAGCAAGATCATCATACGACCATATCTTGTCAGGGACTGGAACGTATGCTCCACTCATCCTATGCTCACTGGTGGTTTGTCTTGTTTCTATGTCCACACTGTTCTGATATAGGAATACTCTTTGGAAGAAACCCTTCTCAAGAACATGGGACATGATATCCTTTGGAGGGAACGTAGTCATCCATAGGGACACTCCAGATGGTGTATGAACTGATCCGCCAACAAGATGCTTCACCAAGACGTTCGTCTCACTACCCAATGGAGCCATGGCTTGTTGCAAATACAGTATCTTGTCGCTGAAGTATGCCTTCTGGTCATTGAGCAATACGCTCGCTTCATCGAAGAGTAATGTCTTGTATCCATTGAGCAAACCCGGTATGACTTCAACATCATGCTCTCCAGTCGGCTTTCCATTTTCACCCATGATCGGAACCTTCTCGACAGTTCCTATCAACTTGGCATCAGATCCAGCAGTGAATGATTCAGCCTCTATATCGAGCGCCCTGAGAAGTTTAGCCGTGAAGTCCCATGCAACTGATTTTCCAGTCCTCGACTCTTGAATCCAATATACATGAGTCCTGCAATCAATGTGGCTACCGTGTATTGGTATCCTGATGTATGGTGCTAGATACTGACCCAAGACATAGAAGTATGATAGCAGGCCTGCATATTCATTGAAGTATGATACTGTGTTGAATCTCTCGACATATTGCCGTATGAAGTTGCTTCCAGCCGATGGAGCATTGACGAATGAGTAGTCACTCCACTTACGCCTTGATGCATTCTCAACAGATTCCCCAATCAACTACAACACCTCCGACATCTTTCCAAAGCCGCTATTCTATATGACCTCTCACGCTCGACTCATCTTCACCCTCTCATCTGCAACAGGCTCCTCGCTGTTCAGACACTGTGATATTCTCTTTGCTCTTATTTTGCCGACCCCTTCTATGGTCTGCAACTCCTTGGGGCTGGCGGATGTTATCTCCGCTATGGATCCGAACTCCTCAAGCATTCTATTCGCTATGGCATGGCTGCACCCAGCAGCCCTAAGGATGTCTACCCTCCTATCCTCTGATGCCGTCTTTCGCATGATCCTGTATGTCGAGGAGGATCCAAGAGTCCCATGCTTCTCAAACCGCTTGCAGATGAAGCGAGCGGCAGATGACCTATCTGGGAACGTCACGACATGAACATCGTAGTCTGTCATGAACCTAGCAATAGATCCCACGAATGATGCCCATGCCCTTGCATAGGGTATCCTCCTCCCTGCCTTACGAGCATCAGCGACATACTTGTCAACGGTTCCATGTATGACTAATATCATGGTATTGTAGTTGTCATCAAGATTCTGCAACTGCCTTTGGAGATGACCTGATTGTAATGATTGCATGTAGTCATGTATGGACTTGGCCTCTATGCCGACGCTAGAGAAGGCATAGTCCGTGATGAGGTTCTCCCTCGTTTGGTGAAAGAGGTTGTTCTTGTCGAGATACTTCCTCACTAACTCTTCAAGCCCGGACTTCTCCCTATGATCGATGAACATCACTTTGGTCATCAGTCATCCCCGCCCATGTTGTAGGCATCTTGGAAAAGTTGTGCCCTATTCAGCATGTCTGTTATCATCTCAGCGAATCTGGGATCCACTGTTATTGCAACCAACTGCTCGTTCTGAAGGACCTCCATGAATCCAGTCTCATGATTGAGCCTGAATGCCCATGGAAGGAACTCCATGGCTTGCTTGCGCTCCTCTTCATCCATTTCATCCAATGACCCTAACAGAGTCTGTGCCTTCTTCTTTCTTATCTCTTCTAATTCATCATCTGTCGTCACGATATACCACCTTTTCCATCATAGAAAGGACACTTGCCAACACATAGACCCTGACCATACAGAGTTGGGCATGTCGGAGTCATATATTCCCGGCTCATGCCATGCATTATCATCTTACGAGTCACATCCGGTTTGTAATCAGACCAGTCCAACTCATGGATGAAACTGTGAGTCTTGTTGAGGATCTCCGATGGTGGGACGTTGGTGCTGCTAGGTGGCCTAGCAAACTTCCTGAAGTAATCCAAGAGATACATCAGAAGATACACTCTCGGCATGTGAGATGGGTTGCTTCCCTTGACGCAGGCAGATGCCTCTATGCATGGAAGCATGGGTATCCCAGACACGCTCGATGCGGATATCGTGATGTCATCGCTATCGAATTTCATGGCTGTGTTGTTGAGCATGAAGGGGTTGCCCGGATCCCGGTGAACGATGTCTATGTGGACTCCCTTAGTGCCACTGACCTTCATACCGCTGGATGCCTTGGTCGCCATCTTGGTGATGCTATCCCATCCTGTGGCCAAGTCGCTTTGATTCACAGGGATAGACCACAGTCCCCTCTTGAAGTTGAATGTGTTTGGTATCCTTATGTGCCTGTCCGGTCTGAATGAAACCACAGGATCCACTGTGATGAGATCCATGTCCTTGATCCACTTGTTCAGCATGGCCCTACCGGAGAAGAGTAAGTCGTTCAACTCCATGGCAGACACATCATGGATGGTGTCCAACATGACCCATACATGGTAGCCCCCTCCACTGAACCATGTTGCATGACGCAAGTCATTGTCGTTCAGGTGCTTGACGAGGTTATGCGTATCGATAGTGCATCTCTCCCCTGCTTCATAGTCATCGATGTCCATCATCTCCTTCGCCCTCCCTTTGTCGAGATCGATGACGAAGTGGGGAACAATGGCTGTGGAGTATTCGCATCTGGTCCTGTTGGGCTTCAACTCCTTGAAACCATAGACAGTCGTCGTCAGGTTGTCCTTACCATTCATGGAGGACACATAACTCTGCAACTCTTCCATGCTCTTGACGACCTTCCTCAATCTCATATCGACCTCTCTTGGGAAGTGGTCGAAGAGATGGCTCAAGAGAAGGCCTCCTGTCTCAAATTAGATGGTTTGAGAACCTCATAGTATCTGGGACAGAATCCCTTGATCGCACACCATGGCTCGCATATGTATTTCACAGCCCCCTCGTCTTTGAGGGGGAACATGACCCCGTTCTTGTTCCCTGTGTATTGCTTATGCATGGCAACAAGATCCTTCAAGGACTTCATCATCGATGAAACCTCCTTGACTCTCACGGCTTCTATGTGTCTGAATATATCATCAGCACCAGTGTGGTCCCAACCCCACCATTCAACATCGAGTCCTCCAAGGACCTCATGCTCGGATCTCTTGATGAGATAGACATAGTATGCCATCTCCTTCCTCATTGACTCCCACTTTCTGGGTTTCCCACTCCATACACCAGTCTTCAACTCATGGACATGGGGTATGCCCTCCCCATCTGCAAACAACCTGTCAACGATTCCTGTAAGGTGAACAAGCACACCATCCACCTCGACAACGGCATCGAGGGAAACCTCGTTTCCTATCGGTAGGAAGTATTCGTCCTCGGCGGTCATGAACCTCTTTGCCTCGGCATCGAGATACTTGATGAGATGATCCTCCTCCCCCAATGCATATCCCTTCTCCTCGGATATGTGGGTGAGGAAATACTTCTTCACCTCATCATACCCATAGGACCTCATGGACAGTGCGTATGATAGATTCATGTTCTGATAGAACTCCTCTATCGCATCGTGGACGTTGGACCCCCTGATCATGTTGTCATTGGCAGGCTCCTTTATCCCCAAGGGATACTTGAGGAAATACTGCTGGGCACAGAACCCAGCAGTGCCAAGAGATGTCTTGGACACCCTGAGTATGATGTCAGGAGGCATACCGGGATGCCAACCATAGGTTGACTTCAAACCGGGCTTGCCGGGGACATCATATGCCCTTGGCTCTCGTATCTTCATCAATTCTGCCATTCATCAATACACCCCATATCAGTTTTTAGAATCTTCTTGGATTACGTTGTCAGGATGGTCAATTGATCCATCCCTCAGTCCGGGCCAGCCATACCATTCGCCGCCTTCCTTGTCCTTCCTGAAGAGATGTATCCTTCCGGGGGACTTGAGGCTGGTTCGGTTCTGTGTGACCACAGCGTAGGAATTGACGATGCCCGTCAACTCCCCTCTATCGTCCCTCTCCTCATCGACTTCAATGATGGCGGTCTGCTGGAGCCATCCCTCTGTGTCCTTCAACCAGTGAGGGCTACCTGCTCCGATGATCTCAGCGCCTGTCGAGTCGTATTGAGGCTTCATGTGCGTAATGATGTAGCAATGGACACCTCTCCTACACAATTCCTGCAACACCGTCAATGCGCTGTTGTATCTGTTCTTTCGTATGTTCCAGTTGAACCTACCAATCTTGGTAGTGGCATCCTTTCCTGCCACAGAGATGCCATCTGGGCCTAACTTCAGGTCATCGACCTTCATAGTCGTCTCACAGATATTCAGCCAGTGGTCAGCGCCATCGAAGCATACAGACTTCAGGTATGGCTTTGGCATCTCCCCATGCTCTGCGAAGTATGCAGCCTGCCTGTCTGCCTGATCGACAGCAGCCAATAGGAAGTCGAGAGTCTTCTGGTATGTCGCTGGGAAGTCATACGGGACTCTACTCTTGTTCTTGTTCAACACCCATGGATTGAGAACAACGATGTTGTTGTTTCCGGGGTGATGTGCAGCCTTGGTCGTCTCGCCACCAAGGTCGAAGTCAAGATGCCATATCTCAGCGCCATTGTCTATCTCCTTCTTAGTGAGGCTGTCTAGGATGGATCCTGTCTTCCCGCTCTTTGGAGGGCCTGCTATACCCATGAGGATGTAGTTGCCCTTCCATTCCTTCGATGCCCTTGCTGCGGCTATCTCCGTCTCTATGGGGTTCCAATCCACATGCCCTGCCTCTGGGGTCGTGACGACCTTAGGAGCCGTTGGCTTCTGGACAGGGGCTTTCGCAGGAGGGACAGGAACAGCCGCCTTGGCCTTCCTCGCCTTCTCCTCCTCTTTTATCATCGCTTCCTCTTCCTCTCTCATCTGCTGCACAGTCGGAGCATTGGGATCAATGTCCTCGCCCCATACGTTCTTTTTCGGGGCCTCCTTCTTCTTTGGAGATGGCTTAGGCGCAGAAGTGCCGTCTGCCTTCTTTCCTGTTTTGGGGTCAACCTTCTCCCAATTGTCAATGAATCCTGTTCCGGCCATTCATTTCACCCCCTGAACCCGCCGAAGTCACCCATATCACCAGCATCCTCTGGAACATCTTCAGCAACGATTGATCTTAGGGGCGATGCCCATACGTTCCTAGCAGCGAATGAGAGCCTGATGTCTCCCACGCTGTCTGTCCATGATCTGGTCTGAACGACTGCGAATACCTGTGAGCCCTTGGCATAGGTATGCGTCTCATTGTTCTTGACGACGTTGAATGCGCCCATGGTGACAAGTTTCCTAGACACATCGACCCATATCGATGCATTGGAATCTGCATTCCTTAGCGAGTTGCTCATGAGAGTCAGTGAATGCTGATATCCTCCTTCTGAGTATTCCCTCTCCTTCCCATCATGGTCAAGGTAATCAACAACACCCCTGATTAGGAATGTCGGGCCAACCTCTCTACCTTGGTCCGTCATCCTTAGATTCTCATCATGGTACTCATGCAACTTGGATAGGTCTGGCTCATAGGGGACGAACTGCGGTAGAAACTGCTCAGGAGAGAACATGTCCTGCACCTTCATCATGATACCGTCATCAACCCAATCAAGTCCATACTGTGGCGCTATGTTTCCTGCCTTCAGCACAGGGACTTGAGAGTCATACCATGCAGTGTCCTTCTCTGCCTTGAACATAACAGGCACGTTCATTCTGATATCGACTTCAGCAGCATCCCATGAACATTCCAATGTCATAGGTGGCAACGGTCCCTCTGATAGGAACTTGTCCTTCTCATTGACGACTACAAGCCATTCTCTCTTGAACGAGTATGCCTTCTTTGGACCGTTCGCACCCATCAATGCAAACAGAACTCCAGTCTTTCCGGGTATAGCCCACTCAGGAGGCTCTGTCTCAACACCTTGCTGACGATATAGGGGCTTGTCGCCATGGTCATACACTGTCCATGAGGTATCCCTCCAAGCGACCCTTCCAACACTCACGGGTTTATTTCCTGTGCTGATGCCATATCTTAGGAGACTGGATATGTCTCCAGATGCCTCTATGACAGCAGTCCTTTGCTTCTCCATGAGGTCCCTCGTTCCGATGTAGCCGACGATCATGCCGACCCAATCTGGTCCCTTTCCAGCGTTTCCACCACCGCCCCTTCTTATGGTGGTGACTTCAAACGCTGCCATGAACGTGTCAAAGTCCTCTTCATCTAGGCCTGCTGTCGATTTGCCAGCGGCCTCCCATAATTCAGGATACATCTCTGCGACGAACTCAGAGAACTTCTGTGTGAACTCCTCATTGCTCCACCCTGTTGCATTCATTATTCGATCTATTTGTTGTTCATTCGATGTCATCTTTTGATCACCAACTATTCTTGGGTTGAGACGACTACTTGATTGACATATAACCTCTCTCAATCTTGACTGATTGAGCGGTGGAATTCATCCAACATGGTTATTGCCTTCAGAACGTCACGGTATGACTTTGGGTTGGATATCCGTCCATTAAATTCACGGGCTGTCTCAATCCCCATGGGATCACGATTTATCGACTCTAGCCCCTCGATCATCATGAGTATGGATGATATCTCATCAGCCTTGGTGTATCTTCTTCTGAATGGTATCCCCTTGGATTCGATGGCCTTTCCAGCACTTTCCTTGACTCTATGATATGCTCCGTTGGGAAACCATATCTCGGTCCTGATGAGATATCCAGATGGCTTCGACTTGCTTCTCTCGCATCTCACACCAGCCCTAAGAGAGGAAGCGAGGGCAACGAGGTGTCTATCCTCCTCAGTCAAGATCGGCATAGCCCAACTCCTCCGCTCCCAAGCAGTCATTGATCCCAGCCGATGGTGCGAGCCCGATGATGGTGGCATCGGCATACGGTCCTATGTCTCCCCAACCAGATGATGCTATGCTGGCTTTGACGAACAATGGCGTCTCGACCCTGATGGCCTCGCCGTCTTGTCTCTTGTATGGGGCGCAGTAATGATTGAAGTCGAATGGAGACTCACACTCGGCTACCTTGAGGTAGTCGAAGCCATCCCTCGCCCCAAGGGCCCATAGAAGCCGAGGAGGCCCTCCAGTGGTGGACGGGACCACCCTACCGCCCATCACCCTAAGGATGCGCTCCTTGGGGCTCTCTGGCACTACCAGAACAACTTCATGCATGGTGTTCTCGTATGATAGGATGGATGCGCTGTTCCTTAGTAGGTATGGCTGTCCCATGGCAGCGTAGCCATCAGATAGATGAGGGCCATCAAGGACTTGCATCGGCTTCAGCGCCCATGGTGGCATTGACTCCATGCTCTTACGACGCCTGAAGAACGTCCATGATGGGTCATCCGGGGACAGCCAATCGACCATCATCATGGGGTTGTCCCTGTTCTCCGCATAGTCGCACAGGAATATGCCATGTGGGACTGAGGCTATCGACACCCATCCCTCCGCCCAATCCACATCCTCGATCTCCACCCCACCCACGTCGAATACCTTGACGCCAGCAGGAGAGTTATGCAATGTGACATACACACCCTCCAAGGATTCTGCGAAGCACTTGCCGAACTTGACATCCCCGATTGACGTGACCATGGATGGGGATGGCATCACTAGGGGACTGCCAAGGAGCGGTCTTATGTTTGAGTAATCAAATGACCCTAAGGATAGTGTGTTGAGGGTGTTCTGCATACCGAACAGATTGACAGATGTTCTGATCTGATGGAACGGTTGATCGTATGCCTTCGCCATCCCTTGCATCACATCCCTCCTTGTCACAGGCGAGCCCCTCACGCTCAATCTCATCAACATGGCAAAGAGATCTATCCTCGATATCCTATCGAAGCATGGCCGAAGCATCTTGGCCCTGCTCTCGTTGTCCTCTGCATCTAAGATCAGGTCTATCCTTCTCACCACTGAGGCAGCATCGATCTGAGTCAATTCAGTCTCTGACAGCGTGGAGAGGAGATGTATCGGGTCTGGATCATCATACACCTCCTCTGGGTATGCGTCAGTCAGAAGAAAGAAGATCTCCCTGAAGTCCTCATCCGACAGTCTCTTTCGACCATCAACGGGATACAGGAACGATACTGCGACATAGGGATCCCTGCAAGCAAGGATGTTTCCACAGATGACCTCGCTCCGTTTTCTAAGCCTGTTGTGGGATAGTATCCTCCATGATTCCGCCAATGATCTGAATGGCAGCATCACAACCATTCCTTGAATAGGTCCTCATAGATATCCTCGTCATCGATAACATCCATGATGGCGTCCTTGCCCTCCTTACTGATGAACCACCTGTCTCCTTTAGCGCCCTTGTTGGAAACCATGGGCATGATGCTCTTACCAACCACCTTGTTGGATACAAACTTCACAAATGACTTGGAGGCAGGGACGCCTAATGCATTCGCAGCGATATAGACGCAATCGAAGCATAAGGACATGGGGGTCCTGTTTGCTATCTTCCTAGATGCAGTCCAGATGTCCTTGGCCAACTCGGCTACGGGCTCTGGATCAGATGCTATGATGACGCAGGCTTTGTCGATAATTGTATAGTGCTGCTTAGTGAAACCCGACAAGTCAGTCCAATCAGGAGTCTCCATCTATCGTGTCCTCCTCAATTATGATCCATGCATCATCATTGTCAATGACCGTTGACAATGCGTCCCTGAGTTTGATCGCTTCATCCCTCGTAATGAAGAAGCCGACTTTAGTATATCCAACATAGCCCGTTCTCGACGGCACTACTCTATTCATCCTTATGTTCATAACACGATCTGCATAAGCATTTGTGGTCATGACGTGAATCTCCTCGCCCATGTGGAGAGAGGGTTCCAAGACATGGTGGACCTCATTGTTGAAGTCGTGTGACCTGCTCATTCCTCCTCCCTCCTATCCATCTCTCTTTCCTGCCGCAGGGCAGCGCCTCTGGAATCAACATAGACATGGAGCCCATCCCATTCCTTAGTGAACCCGACCTTATCACATATTGGACACTTCTTGTTCTCTATCTTATGGAGAACGACGCCCGGCTCAGGGGGCTCGATGCGAACTATGGTTCCGCACTTCTTGGAGCATACGGCAACGTCCCCTATCCTGTCCTCTGGTATGTTCAGGGGGTTGTGGTCTATGTCATACGCTGACACGATGTTGACCTGCACCTCCCAATCCAAGGAGTTAGCAAGGGCGACGATGAAG